CGTGCATGATCCAGGCCCAGATGTGGTGACCCACATGAGCGCTCCGGGAACCCCTGGCCCGGAGCGCGGTCGGTCCGGCTCGCTGCCAGGATCAGGATAGCGGAACCCACTCCAGGTGCCAGGCCTCCTCGGGTTCCCCCGGCCAGGGCAGCACGAGGCCCCAGGAGAGCATCCCGCCGGGCACGGCCAGCGCTGCGTGGTAGCCGGCCGTCACGGTCAGCCCGTAGATGAGGCCGGTCACCCCCTCAGTACTGACGTCGCACCGCGTCCAGGTGTCCGGCCGGAATCCGCAGAAACTTAGCTCCGCCGCGGCCTCGAAAACATCAGTTATAAGTGCGCCGCCGCCCAGTACCCCATGGAGTTCCAGGATCTTTTTCTCCGGTACCGCGGTCCCGGTCCAGAAATGCAGGTGCTCGGCCAGCGCGACCGCCGCACAGGATGGGATGAGGTGGATGTTCTGACCGGTCGGAACGGCGGATGTTTCACGTGAATCCGGCGCCTGCGCCTGCTTCTTGGTGACGAACTTCTTGCCGGCCCGGCGGGCCTTCTGCGCGGCGCGGGCCTTGACCAGGTTCTGCCGCGAGGCGGCCTTCTGCTTGGCGGTCCGCGGCTTGCCCTTCTGCGCGGCGCGGGCCTTTTTCAGGTTGGCCTTGTCGGCGGCCAGCTGCTTGGCCGTGATGTGGTGCGCGGCGACCGGCTTGACCGCCGACTGCGTGGCCATAACCGGCCCTTGCCGCCGCCGCCGCGCCGCACCCCGGACTTCACGTTGTCGACCGGGACCAGCGCCGGGCAGCTCGCCGTGGTCAGGATGAACATCTAGACGCCGACCTTCCGCCGGGGCCGCATGTACGGCCGCAGGTTCTCCGTCAGCCAGGGGTTGCTCTGGATCTTCACCAGCCCGTAGTCGGAGACGCCGGCTACCCCGAACGGCGCGTCCTTCATCTTGAACTCATCCGCCGCCAGGATCCGGTTGGCCTCGGTGACCGGCCACGGCACAGACGGCCAGCCCCAGGTCCCGGTGATCTGCACCCGGTTGACCGGCGAGAACGGCCAGATGAAGGGGAAGGTCTTCCCCGACGTGATCACCCGGACGTGCTCGTACGGCCGCTGGATGCCCGTGGACCCGGTGTTGAAGTTCGAGTGGCCGAGGTAGAGCTGGTAATCGGTGCCCTGGGTCCACGCCTGCTCATAGACGCCATCTCCGTCGAAGTCGACATTCAGGGACGAGATCGATACGACGTCATCGATCAGCAGCTGGTAGATGTCGTACGGCACGAAGGTCCGGGTCTCGGTGATCCGGTTGAAATGCCTGCCGGTGTACTCATTGATCCACCCGGCCGCCGCCGCGATCGAGGTCTGCAGCGCGTAGTCGTCGCTGTTGTCGGGGATGCCGAGGCGGTCCTTCATCTCCTCCAGCCCGACGTACCACAGCTGGGAGACGCTGGCCGGCAGCACCCGCCAGGTGCCGGGCTGGACGTCGCTGACCGCCCCGGAGCCGATCCACTCGAATCCCCACAGCCCGTCCACCCCGGTCACGGACGGGGAGCACGGGACGGACAGGGTGTACTTCCCGGTGCTGACCTTGATGACGTCAGCCGGGAGCGTGCCCGCGTAGGTGTGCGTCACGCGGGTGCCGGCCGGCTCGGTGATGATGCAGCTGACCGCGGTCGGGTCGGTAGCCACGCCGGCGGTGTTGGTGAACGTGTTGGTAACCAGGGCGATCTCGTTCAGATCGTCGTAAAAAACCGTCGCGGTCACCGGGGCTCCTCTGCTCGGGAACCCGGCTCCGTGAAGGCCGCGGGCGGTCTGGTCTCAGGATACGCCGCTGGTGCTCATCAGCGGCTGGGTCACCGCGGCTTCCGTGTCCGCGTTCTCGCTGACGGCGGCCCGGCTCCCGTTCCCGGTGACCAGGGCGGCCATGGCGGCGGCCTCGCCGGTCACCGGGAACGTCTGCTCGGGGCGGGTGACGCCCCAGTTGATGCTGAAGCCCTTGATCTGGGGCGGGTGCGTGATCCCGGTCGCGGTCAGTGACCCGGCGGCGGCCAGCGCGGTGAAGGCCTGCTGGGCTGCCGCCGCCGACAGCGACCCGGCGGCGGCCAGGACCGCGGGCGCCAGCAGCCGGGAGGCCGGCCCGGCCGAGCCCGCGCCGCCCAGGAGCGCGCCCGCGCCGCCCGATACGGCCCCGGACGCGGTGACCGAGCCCGCGCCGCCCAGCGTGACCGCTCCGGCGAGACCCCCGGACCCGGCGAGCGACCCGGCGGCGGCCAGGACGGTGACAGAGCCGATGACCGCGGCTGTGCCCAGCGACCCGGCCGCCGCCAGGGAGGTGCCGGAGCCCTGTACGGCGGCGGCTGCCAAGGCCCCGGCCCCGGCCAGGCTAGCAGGGGAGAGCTGCGCGGAATCAGGAGCTGCCAGCGATCCCGCGCCGCCCAGCGTGCCGCCCGAGCCGGTGATGGCGGTACCGGACAGCGACCCGGCGGCGGCCAGCGTGACGACGGCGCCCTGCGTGACGAGCGCGCCGGCCGATCCCGCGCCGCCCAGGGTGGCCCCGGCCGCGCCGGCCGACGACCCTGATCCGGCCAGCGAGCCGGCGGCAGCCAGCGTGGCCGGCGCCAGCTGGGTGACGGATGTGCCCAGCGAGCCGGCGGCGGCCAGGGCAGCGGGAGCCAGCTGGGTGACGGCGGTGCTCAGGCTGGCGGCGCCGGCCAGGGCAGCGGGAGCCAGCTGGGTGACGGCGGTGCTCAGGCTGGCGGCGCCGGCCAGGACGGCGGGGGCGAGCTGGGCGGACGCGGTGCCCATCGACCCGGCCGCCCCGAGCGTGACGATGACGCCCAGGGTGACGGCCGGCGCGAGCGACCCGGTGCCGCCGAGGGAGGTGCCCTGCCCCACGGTCCCGGTGACAGACCCGGCGCCGCCAAGAGAGGCCCCGGCGCCCTGGGTCTCCGCCGTGCCCAGCGAGCCCGCGCCGCCCAGGGTGACGATGACGTCCTGGACAGCCGCGGACGTGACCGAACCAGTGCCGGACAGCGTGGCGGGCGCGAGCTGGGCAACCGCGGACGAGATCGAGCCGGCCGCGGACAGCGTGGCAGGCGCCAGCTGGGTGACCGAGGTCGTCAGCGACCCGTGCGCGCCCAGGGTGACGATGACGGACAGGACTTCAGCTGTGCTCAGCGAGCCCGCCGCGCTCAAGATGGCCGGGACCTGCAGGACGGCCGGCGCGGACAGGCTCGCCGTGCCGCCCAGGATAGCCGGTGCGAGGAGCGTGGCGGCGGTGACCAGGGCACCGGTACCGCCGAGGCCGCTTCCGGCGATCGCCGCGGTGAACAGCGAGCCCGCGCCGCCCAGGGCAGCAGCTCCGGCGATGTTGCCCTGCGCGGAGACCGACCCGGTGCCGGACAGCGTGGCGCCGGCTCCCTGGACGATGGCGGTCACGAGAGAGCCGGCGCCGCTCAGGGTAGCAGGGGCCAGCTCGGTGACGGCAGTGGTGACCGACCCGGTGCCGCCGAGAGCAGCGGGCGCCCCGGTGACGTCCAGGTTCCCGAGCGATCCGGCCGCGCTCAGGGTGGCGGGAGCCTTCTCGGTGACCGTCGTGCTCAGCGACCCTGCAGCGGACAGGGTGGCGATCGCGTCCTGGGTGACATCCGGGCCGGGGAGCGACCCGGCGGCGCCCAGGGTGACGATGACGCCCTGGATGACGTCCGGGCCGGGGAGCGAACCCGCGCCGCCCAGTGTCCCGCCGGAGCCCTGGACGTCCGCCGGCGTCCCGATCGAGCCCGCCGCGCCCAGTGTGGCGGGAGCCCGCTGCGCCGGAGTGGCAGCCAGCGAGCCGGCCGCGCCGAGCGTAGCGGGCGCGAGCTGGACCGAGGCCGTGCTGAGGCTGGCCGCGCCGCCCAGGATGGCCGGGGCCAGCTGGGTGGCCGCGGAGGTGACCGAGCCGGCGGCGCCCAGCGTGACGGCACCTTGCAGGGTGATGTACGGCGGCACCCACCTGCCGAAGGTGACGTTAGCGGCTAGCCCGACGACCGGCACGGGTCAGCCCCTTACACGGCCGGCTCGGCCCACACGATCCACGGCAGCACGTTGACCCCGGCGGGGAACTTGCACTTGATCCGCAGGAACGTGCTGGGCGCGACCCGCGGCTGGTTGCCGGCGGCGCTGTCCGGGAACCACACCGCGTACCCGGACTGCGGGTAGACGTGCTGCTGGTCGAACACGGCCGTCGCGGTGCCGGGCGTGCCCTCGCCGGAGGCGTTGTACCCGGTCGCGGTGGTCCCGGACACGCACAGCGACGCGGGCGCCAGCGGGTTGCCCCAGCTTTCCGGCGCCAGCGCGGTCACCGTGGCGGCGTAGGACACGGCGATGAGCTGGCACCAGCCGGGCTGCGCGGCGGCCGAGGCGTCGAACGAGACGCCCCAGCCCAGGATCCGGATGTCCGTAGTGGACGGCGTGGCCACCTGGAGTGCCGTCTTGGCCGTGGCCGCGGTCAGCGCCACCACCACCGGGTCGAACGTCGAGGACGACGACCTGGGGAAGGCGCCGTACTCGGTCACAGCGGCACCCCGTCAACCAGCGCGTAGGCCGAGTCGCTGCTCAGCCCGGCCGGCACGGTCAGCACGGTGCCGGTGAACGACCCGGACACCACCCCGCTGACCGTCGCGCCCATCCAGGCGACCTGCTTGACCACCCGGTAGTAGGCGCCGAGGTCGAACGTGTCGCCCGTGGTGATGGCGAGCACCGCGAACAGGGCCCACCTGCGGGCGCCGCTGTCCGACCACTGCACCTTGATCTGGGTCTGGTCCAGGACTGCCATGTCATTCCTCTCGTTAGGCGAAGATTCCTGCCGTGACCGGGCCGTTCAGCCTCGATACCGGGCTGCGGGGCGCGGTGAGCTGCGGCGGCCCGCCGGCCACGGGAGCGAGCTTGAAGGCGACGAAGATCGTCCCGTTCGGGCTGGCCGAGCTGCCGGACACGGTGAAGCTGGCGGTCTCCGCGCCGCCTGTGGAGCTGCCGTAGCCGGCCACCGAGGCGAAGTTGGCGTTGGCCTGCTGGGAGTGGGACTCCCGGGTGTACGTGGTCGATCCGGTCGGCGTGCCGATCGTCATCGAGGCGTTCTCGTTGTCCCCGTAGCCGGCGAACAGGTACTCCCCGGAAGCGGTGCTGGAGTAGGACCCGCACGCCTGGCTGCCGGACGACCTGGACCCGAAGCTGGTCGCGGCGGTGCCGTCCAGCATCGCGGACGTGTTCCCGGTCAGCAGCCCGGACACTTCCTGGATGATCAGCGCGACGAAGTTGCCGCTGGTGCGGGTGACGGTGATCGCCGCGGCGGTGCCCGCGTCGGCGGCCGGGGTGTCCAGGGCGAACAGCGTCAGCGTGCCGCTCCCGGCAGTGTTGTTGAGGTTGACCGTGGCCAGCGACGTCAGGTTGTTGGCGTGCGAGTCGTGGCACGCGATCGTGCCCGAGCCGCCGTTGCAGGTCAGGCAGATCAGCTTGGTCCCGGCCGTGCAGTTACCCGGGAAGGACAGGGTAATCGTCGTCCCGGACGAAGCGTTATTGCCGGCCGACTGCAGGACGCTCCAGGATGGCATGCCTTACCTCCCTGGTGCCTCCCCAGCTAACCGGTACTTTCCGTACTAGAATCCGCCTGCGGTGATCGCCTGGGCGGCCACCTGGAAAGTATTTCCGTTAGCCACGCTAACGGGCTGGCCGTTCCAGTTCCCGTACCAGACCCGGGTGGCCGAGCCGTCCGTCAGCTCCAGCGAGACGATGGACCAGGCGCCGCCCGAGGCGTTCGTCCAGGTGAACGCGGTGGTCTTCGGCAGCAGCACGTTCGAGCCGGACGAGGACACCTGCGAGCTGGCGATGTCGGAGAACGCGGTTCCGCCGGCGGTGTACCCGGAACCGGTCAGCTCGGTTCCGGATGAGGCTCCGGTGCTGGCGGTGGACGTCAGCTTGAGCTTCATCGCCGAGGCGGCCAGCGCGGTCAGCTGGGTGCCGGGATTCCCGGCGGTGCCGCCGACCGGGAGGTTGGCGTTGAGCATCAGCGAGGAACGGGCCTGGTCGATCGCAGTCTGCGCCATCTAGCTCACCGCCCCGCGGGGGCGATCTGGGTGCCGGGGAGCACCGTGATGACCAGGGGCCTGCAGACCGTGCAGTCCTTGACGTCCTTGTGGCAGTGGCCGCCGGGGCACGCCGGGATGTCCTTGCCGGAGAACAGCGGGTGGCTGCCCGGGGTGAACTCCGGGTGGAACGCGTCGGCGATCGCGCCCTTCCAGGTGGCGCACTCGCCGGGCGGCTCGGGGCACGGCGCGTCGCCGTGGGTGCCGGGGCAGGAATTGGCCGCGGCGGCGTGGTCGTGGCTGAGCGAGCAGCACTCCGAGCCGGGCGGGCAGATCAGGTTCGCGTCGATGTCGGAGTGCGTGCAGTCGCCGTGATGGGCGCCTACCGCATCGATGAAGCCAGCGGGGCAGCTGCACTCAAGAAACGCCTGAGTGCTGCACCCCGGGCAGGTGACCATGAGCACGGGAGCGAGGCCTTCCGGAAGGAACCTCCCGGCTCACTCGCTCAAGAGTGCCAGAGTGCCACAGGCTTAACGCAAGATTACCGCAGGCCGGGCACGGACGGCAGGCCTGGCCGTGAGATAGGTCCCGGGCAGTGGACGGGATCATCCCCGGCTCCGTCCGTGCCCGGTCAACGGCAGCTACTCGCCTGACTGATCGTCAGGCTATCAGCTGGCTCCGGACACGGACGGCTTCTGCCAGATGCCGTAGCGCTCGTCGTCCCAGGCATCCAGCACCGGGTACCACGACCACGGCGGCCGGGTCTCAAGGTTGGCGCACATGATCACGGCGCCGTCGCTGGCGCAGTCCCAGACGCGGCGTTCCAGCAGCTCCTGGGCGTGCACGTCACGGAAGACCCGGTTGAACCAGATCAGCGGGTACCCGTGGTAGGCGGTCCAGACGCCGGCGTCGGCGGTGATCACGTCCAGGCCCATGGCGCGGCCGGCCTCGGCGTAGGAGTCGGTGCGCTCGATGCCGCGCACGCTGAACCCGAACAGGTCGCGCAGGATCAGCATCTTGGTGCCGGGCCCGGCCCCGACCTCGAAGAACCTGGGCCGCTCGGAGCCGTCCGCCGGGAAGTTCACCGCGGCGACCGCCTCGGCCGCCAGCGCGACGAACTTGTACGGCTCGAACGGCATCCACGGGGTGAACAGGGCGTGCTCGTCTGCGGTCTGGGTGATCGTGCCGCGGTGCTTGGCCTCGATATCAGTGACGGCCAGCAGCATCGCGGCGATTTCCCGGGGGTCCGGGGCGCTCACCCGCCGTTCCCGGCCTGGCCGTCGCCGGCCTCCTCGGGCTCGGGAGTCTCCGGCAGTGATTCACCCGGCCTCGCCCTCGTCCAGTCCGGGTGATCACCGCCGCGGGTCTCCGCAGGGCTGGTTCCGGGCAGGGTCTGGACCACGGAATGCTCCCTTCATCTCCCGGCCGGGGTCAGTCCGGCCAGGCCAGTACGTAGTACGGGCGCCCGTCGTTGGCCAGGCTCCAGCGCCGCGACAGGATCGTGTAGACGACGGCGGTACCCAGGCCCGGCTGCGGGCCGAACCTGACGATAGCGCCGATCCGTCCTGTTCCGTCACCGGGGCGCAGCGTGGTCACGGGCGCTGCGTCGCCCCGGGCGATCATATCGAGCGCGGATTCATCCACCCATATCTCGCGCTCGCCGAGGCCCCCGGGGGACTCGTCGGCGATCCACCACTTCCCGTGCCGGCTCATGCGGCTCCAGTAATGATCCCGCAGGATCGGCAGGGTGGCGGCGGTCACCAGGAGACCATACCCTGCGCAGGCTTCCCTGTGGTGACGATCGCGTCAGGACATGACGTCCGTCACGGGCGGTCCGGCAGCCGGGCCCGGAGCCGCTGGTGCGGGCGTCCCGGGCACCCGCCGGAGTTGAAGCTGTACAGGCCGGCGCTGAACGACACCACGTCCCAGGCCCCGGCCAGCCGCTCGCCGGAGTGCTCGGCGTAGCAGTCGTAGTACCAGTCGCGGACCTGCTCCGGGGTGGCCTCCAGCACCTGCCCGAGACGCAGCCCGCGCGAGGCGAGCAGCAGCGACAGGCCGTTTTCAGCCCCGGCCTTCTCCGCGAGGCTGTCGAACCCGGCCGCCAGGTAAGCCGCCCGGCTGAACCCGGCGATACCCGCGGCCCAGTGCCCGGCCGGCGGGCTGTCACCTGCGCGGAAGCCGTACGTCGTGCGCTGTTTCCCTGCCATGACCTAGATCCTAGGCCGGGCCGGGCTACCCGAGCATCCATTCCGGGTGCCGCATCGTCCACCGGATGGTCCGCTCCAGCGATTCCGCGAACGGGACCGGGGGCTTCCAGCCGAGCGCGGCGATCTTGCCCGGGTCCAGCCCGTAGTGCGGATCATGGCCGGGCCGCGCGCTGTGGAAGTCCTCCAGCCGGTACCGCAGCGGCCGGCCCGCGGCCCCGGCGATCATCTGCGCCAGGGCCAGGTTGCTGATCCGGTCGGCGCTGGCGATGTTGTACCGGTCCGGTCTCTGGCCGGCCGGGAACTCAGCCGGGCGGCCCAGGCTCAGCAGGAACACCACGGCGTCGGCCATGTTCCGGGCGTGCAGGTAGTGCCGGGAGCCGATCTCGCCGGGCGTCCCGTGGATGACCGTCTCGCGGCCGGCCAGCACGTCGCGGAGCACCTTGGGGATGAACTTCTCCGGGTGCTGCCGCTCGCCGATCATGTTCATCGTGTTGGTGATGATCACCGGCACCCCGTAGGTCCGCCAGTAGCTGACCGAGACGGCCTCCTGGGCGGCCTTGGACGCGGCGTAGGGATTGCTCGGCAGGACCGGCGCCCACTCGGCATGCGCGCCGCCGGCCGGCACCGGGCCGTACACCTCGTCGGTGGAGATCATCACCACGGCGCGCGGCTTGAGCTGCCGGGCCAGCTCCAGCGTGTTCAGCGCGACCGCCATGTTGTTCTCCACGAACGGCACGGGGTCGGTGATCGAGGTGTCGACGTGGCTCTGGCTGGCCATCGCGATCAGGTAGTCCAGCCCGCCCCGGCCGGCGATCAGGTGCGCCGACCGCTCGCTGAACGGGGCCCGCAGGTCATGCTGGAGCACGGTCACCCGGTCGTCCCAGGGCCGCGACTCCCAGGCCGGCGTGCCGCGCAGCACCTGGGCGATCCGGTCGGTGGTGCCGCGGTGCCGGAACGAGTCGGTGGCCACGACATCCCAGTCCGTGCGGGACAGCACGTGCTCCAGGAAGTGATGCCCGACGAAGCCGCCGGCGCCCGTCAGCAGGCAACGCGTCATGCACGGCCTCCGCGGCGAGTGGGGTGGGCGGTGGCAGCTCCCCCGGAGTCCTGGCAGCGGAGGCCGTGCACTGGGCACCAGCATAGTTCCGCAGCTCAGGCCCCGGTAGTTAGTCGTGAAAATTAACTTGCCTAACGGGTTGCGGAAGCTCTGTCTCCTGCCGTATGATTGAACTACGGCCGGGAAAACCGGCTGGCGGAACCGGGGAGACCCGGGGCATACTGGAGTCGTGATGAATCCTTACCTGCGCAAGCAGCAT